AGTTTTTATCTTCTTTAGTTTTCATAATTTAAAAGATAATTAATTATTATAATATAACACAATATATTGTTAGTTGTCAACAGCAAATTATCTCAACCCCAATTTAGCCCGTAACTCCGCCCTTTTGTCATCTGGCATTTTAGAAAACATATCAAAAAAGTTCGTTTCTATTTTCTTTTCCTTACTTTCTTTTGCTTTCCTTTCATCTCTTGCGATGATATCAGCCGAAAATTCTCGGCCCATGAAAATCATTGGCTCGTTAGGGTTCTTATAAAAGCGTTTCATTTTCTTAGCCCCTTTCATGTAGGAGGAATAGGTAAATGTACTTTTTCCAAACGGAGTATTAACTATAATGTTTAGATCATGAGCTTTGGCGATATCCAACCATTTTTTCCATATCCCAAAGAAGCTACCGTAAATAGGTTTATGTAGATCAATGATAATGGCAGTTTGTGTAATAATAGGGTGGTATTCGGTCATATTAAAATAAACTTAACTGTCCTTGTCTTTTAAATACAAAGTCAGGTTTTTTAATTTGTTCTTTAAACATTGGCAATCTTCTTTTATCAATTTGAGTTGGCATTTCAACAGTAATATTTTTCATCCGCTTTTCTTCCTCGATCATCCAATTTTCAAAATCTTTTGCTCCGGCTAATTCTTCGGGTGTCATTTTTTTATAAATTTATTAGGATATAACTGTTTTAATTTCCAATATAGCAAACCGATATTATTAGCTTTTTTAAAAGGATAGTCTTTCCACCAACTTGTTAGTGATGATAACTCCATTGGTGTAAATTTTTTTAATAGTCTAAAACAAAGACTAATAGGTATATCCAATTTGCGTTCAAGATCAACGGCCACCCCATACATAGAGTTTCCTCTATGTTGGGGTTTATTGTTCAAAGTAATTTTTTTATTTTTTAATAATTCTCGTATACTTTCCATTTATATCACCTCCTTTTTTTGATACGTTTTTTCCTGAAACGTATTCTTTAGAATATGTATGGTTATTTTTCATTTTTAACATTCTTATCATTATTGTATATAGTGTCGTTTATGTTTCGTTTATGTTTCGTTTTCATTTCGGTTTTGGTGTCGTTTTCTGTGTCGGTTTTGTATGTTTGTAGGTTTTGGTATAGATTGTAGTTAAGCACCGTTATTATAAAACCACGTGTCGTTTTCTGTGTCGTTATCTGTTTCGTGTGTTTTGCCCATCTTACAAAACTATCTACTTGATATCTTGTTACACCGCTCTTTTCCTGTATCCATTCATATTTAAAGAGTCCTTGACTACGTTTAAAATACTTAGTGTCTTTATGATTTACTTTGCTTACAATGTAGAACCAAATTTTAAACCATTCAGCAGGTTTTTTGTAAAAAATATCACTATCTATTGTTTTTCTTGCCCAAATTGTTGCTCCTTCAAAATTTATATTCATGGTGAAATTACTAATAACGTGGTGGAGTCAAGGTCGCTCACCATTGCGGGTTCTGTCCCTTGAGGTGATACTGTGCCATGATAACCTATGGTTTCATAAGTCATTTCTCACCTTTGGTTAAAAGGATTAGACTTATAGGAACTATCACCTTAAAATTAGCAATTACGTCTCCACCACACTATCAATAATTCTCTTAGTATCTTTGATCAAATTTATATATGCTTTTATTATTTCTTTTCCGTTTTCTTCAGATAAAGTATCAAGAGGATAATTTTGATTAAGTTTTGAAAAAGAATAACTGATATTTGATATTCCTTGAAGTGAGTTACGAAGCCTTAAAATTTCCTGTGATGTTTTTATATTCATAGTTAAATTTAAATTTCTATCCGTCGTTCCTTCGTTACTTAAACATGGAGTTAAGCATCTGTAATAAGGACAAAACTGAACTCCAGATTTAAGTGCCGATGATTTATTCTAAACCTATTTTTCCATAATGTCAAATGTAAAGTTTATTTTCTAAAAAGCCTCCATGGTTTCAAAACTTCCAGTTCCTCTTATGTCGTAAATTTTTTCCTACCACAAAGGCTTTCTTTGACTCCTCCGCAGAATTACACAACGGCTTGATTATCAACCTTAATGATAGTTAGTAACCAAGAGTTATTAAGAGCTATTATAGTTATAAGACCTTTTTTTTGGAATGTCAATAGCAATTGATTTTTTATAAAACATGGTGTATATTTTTATTCAATGGACGATCTCTCCGATTTGCAAAGATTTGTTTTTCTTTTTATGAAGAGGTGGGCGGAGAATAAAAAGACGACCATACCTCAGAAAGCAGTTATTTATTTTCTGGAAGGTTGTGGGGAGAAAAGTTATAACACGCTTAACGCTTTAAGTTATTTATTGAAGAAAGAATACATAAGAAAGGCGTATAATGAAATTAAGAATAGGACGTTTTATGTTTTAATCCGAAATATATAAACCAAACTTTTATAAATTAAAGACGGTAAAAATAATATGGAACAAACTAAACATGCTGGTGGAAGACCGACATTATATAATCCAATTTTTATAGATAAAGTAAAAGAATATTTGGGAACAACAGGAAAAGAGCAAACATCACTTCCTACAGTTGAAGGATTTGCGATTTATCTCGATGTATCAAGAGATTCGCTATATGAATGGGCTAAAAAATATCCCAAGTTTTCCGACACTTTGAAAATAATTGAAATAAGACAAAAACAACAACTGATTGATGATGGTATTTATGGGGGCAAAGAAGTTAATTCGACGATTGTTAAATTACTTCTCCAAAATAATCACGGAATGAAAGAAAGAACCGATCAAACAACTAACGATAAAGAATTGCCAAGTCCGATATATAATGGAAAATCAACCGAATGAGTTTCACTTTCAGGACACTCAGGCGACTAAACGGATATTCTCTCTTAAAAAAAGAATAAGAGCTGTAGCTGGTGGCACATCTGCCTCTAAAACAATTTCAATTCTCATTTGGCTCATTGATTATTGTCAGTCTCCAAAGAACAAGAACAAAATAGCGACTGTTGTATCTGAAAGCCATCCGCACTTATCTAAAGGTGCGATGCTTGATTTTGAAATGATTATGAAAGACAGAGGTTATTGGAATGATGCTTTATGGAATAAGAAGGGTATTTATTCTTTTGAACAAGGTAATAGGTTGGAGTTTTATTCAGTTGATACTTATGGCAAAGCACACGGGCCAAGACGTGATATATTATTTTTAAACGAATGTAACAATATCTCATTTAATATAGTTGATCAACTTATCATAAGAACAAGGGAAGTTGTATGGTTGGATTGGAACCCGACGAATGAATTTTATTTTTATACCGATATGTTGCCTAACCGAAAGGATGACATAGATTTTATAACTCTCACTTATTTGGATAATGAGGCATTGGATAAAATAACGATAGACGAGATTGAAAGTCATCGTAATAATAAAGCATGGTGGCAGGTATACGGACTCGGACAGCTTGGTGTTCTTGAAGGACGTATTTATAAAGACTGGTTGATAATTAAAGATATCCCGCATGAGGCCCGGTTAGAGAGGTTTGGGATAGACTTTGGATATACTAATGATCCGACGGTAATAATAGCCATTTATCGCTATAACGATGGGTTTATACTGGACGAGGTTACATATCAAAAGGGACTGTCTAATAAAACGATTGCTGACATACTTCTTAATCAACCTAGAGCATTGGCGATAGGTGATAGCGCCGAACCAAAGTCGATTGATGAGATAAAAGGATATGGCGTTAATATAATAGGGGCAACAAAGGGACCGGGGAGTGTTTATCAAGGTATCCAATATGTTCAATCACAGAAGATAAGTATTACTGAGCGAAGTATCAAGACTATTAAGGCTTACAGGAATTATATGTTTATCACCGATAAAGACGGCAAAATAATTAACGATCCTGATGACACAGTCCATGAATGGAGTAACTCGATGGATGCGATAAGGTATGGGTTGGATAGTTTCAACAGAAAGATTTACAGCAAACCGCAGACAGATTTTGGAGGGATTAAAGGTTACATTGAGAATATTTTATAATCTGTTGTGTCTTTATAGTTATGATGTTTAAACTTTATTTATGTTAGATTTGACACCAACCGATCCATTATTGGATTTACTTCGACTTAACAAAGAGTCAGGCTTTAATTATCGTAAACGCAGACAGGATGACTGGACGGAGAATTACACTCTTTATCGTGATAGAGTAACCATAAACAGACTTACTCAACGACATTCGGTCAATCTTCCTTTAATGAAGCAAACCATAAGGACACTTCTTAAAGACGTAGACGATATGCCGGTGCTTTACTTTGAGAATTTAAATAATGACAAACAGGCCGAGGTGTTTCAAAATGAATACTGGAAGAAAGTGCTTGAATTAAACAAAGCAGAACTTAAAGACATAATGGATAAACGTCAGGTCTTTTTATATGGCCGGTCTTTTGATCAGTGGCAGATAGTTGACGGAATGATAAAGTGGACGATAATTGATCCGGAGGACATATTAGTCGATAGGTATATGGACCCGTCTGATATTGACAGTTCACGCTTCTTAATTCACACTCATATCTTTGTTCCCTTATCGTCTCTCGAAACAAACAAAGATTATAATCAAAGTAAAGTTGCTGACCTTAAATTATGGCACGCTTCAGATCAGGGACTTATTAAGTCTAAAAGTAATGAGGAAATGCTACTCAAAAAGAATAAAAAGATGACCGATATGGGACTTGAGGATGTTGATAGTCCGGTGTTAGGCGAGACATATATTGAACTTTCCATGCACTTTATCTATCAAGAAGAAGTATTACATCTTGTTGTTGAAGCGGATGACTACAATATTTTAATGGATAAACCGCTTGATGAGGTAATTGGCAAGACCGAAGATAACTATTGGCAAAACCACTTTCCATATAACACTTGGGCTGATGATGTAGACAAGCAGGACTTTTGGTCTGACGGGATAGCCGACATAGTGCGAACTCCAAATAAGGTTCTTAATGCTTGGTTCTCACAACTGGTTGAAAATAGAACACTTCGAAACTTCAACATGAACCTTTACGACTCTAATTTAGAAGGCTTTGTTCCACAGACTTGGGACGCTAAGGCTTGGGGAATGTATGGAGTACCAGTGCCGCCGGGTGGCAGGATTGATGATGTATTCAAACAACTACCAGTTGCTGATTTATCTGAATCATTGGATGAGATGACTTATGTTGTTTCAATGATTGAGAAGGCAACTGGAGCGACAACTACCCAGCAGGGTTCGGTTGAAGAGAAACAAATAACTTTAGGCGAGATTCAACTGGCCTTGGGCGAGGCTAAGGAGCGTATCAAGGGTATGAGTAAGTTCTACACTCCGGCGTGGAAGGAAAGAGGAACTAAATTTCTTAAATTAATTGAGGCGGCCTCTGATAAACTGGATGCTGTTAAAATCCATAAGAAAGGTAGAAATACAGACAACATATTTACAAGGGAAATCGCTCCTAAAGATTGGATGACTGAGCTAGGTTATACAACTAAGGTATGGAGTCAGGATGAGAAGGCGACTAATGACTCTCAGGCACTTGAAAAGTTAAATGCGGCGGTTATTAATATCCCCGGCAATCCTAAACTAATTGAGGTTTATCAGAGAAAGTTACTTGAATTTGCTGGATTGACACCTGAGGAAATTAATACTATAATGGAAACGGAGAAACAAAAACAAGAGATGATGACAAATGCGGGAGTTATGGCTCAACCTATGGGACAACCGGGTTTACCACAGAAGCCACAACAACAGCAATTACCAATTAGACCTAAAATTCAATGAGTCTTATAGACGACATACTTAAAAAATATAATCTTAAATACGAAGAACTTACTCCCGATGAACGGACTACATTTCATACAATGTTGGATGCTATTGAAGGAAAATCGCTCTCCATTGAAAAGATAAAGGACTTTATAATTTCAATGAAGTATGCGGTTGAACAAGAGTTGGTTAAGGTAGGCAATAACAATAAACAGGATACTTTCTTAAAAGCAAGACTAAAAAATTATATGCTCTTGGAAGCATTTTTAACTTCGCCTGAGAAGGCGAAGAAGGCACTAGAGCAGTCGTTATCAAATATTCATAAGTAAGTTATTATAAATTGTATCCAAACCCTAGTAATAGGACGGTTAAAACAATATGAAAAAAGCTACAAAAGAGGAACTTGAGGCCTCTCTAAAAGAAACTCAGGAAAAAGCTGATTTAGAAGTTAAAGAAGAAGAAAAGGAAATAGAAGAGATAAAAGAGAAAGAGGTTGAGGAAAAAAAAGTAGAGGAAAAGGCAATGGCGGAAGAGCGGGAAAGATTAAGAAAATTAGAAGAGGAAAGATTGGAAAGGGAAAGAATTGAAAAAGCTAAGAAAGAAGAAGAGAAAGAACCTGACTACAAAGAAAAGTTTAGTGAGTCATCCCGTGAAGCTCAAAAGATACACGCTAAGAATAGAAAACTTAATGAAGGTATTTCTAAAGCCAGTGAAATAAATACCGTAGATGATGAAGAGTTGAAAGTAGAGTATCCCGACTGGGATGTAATGAGCGAGACCGAACAAAAGTTAGCCCGTAAAAACTTAATCAACGATAAAAGATTTGCGGTGGTTACACAGGCAACCGAGGAAGCGAAGAAAATAGAGAAATGGGGGGATGATGTTGATAAATTCGTTGGTGATCCAAAAACATTAGCAGATTATCCTGAAATTGACGGTAAGGAAGAAGAATTTAAGACATTTGCTAATGAGACATTAAATCACGCTGTACCTTTTAAGGTATTAGTGTCAGCATTTTTACACGATATGAGTACAAAGAGAATTAAAAATAAAGGTAAAATGTTTGAAGTCGGTAGCGGTGGGCCTAATGAAAAGTTAAAGACAAAAGGCGATAAAATTTCACTTGATGAGGCGGCTAAACTGATGAAAACGGACTATAAAAAGTATAAGGAACTTTTGCTTAGTGGGAAAATAGATAGTACTATTGAATAGATAAATTTCAAATACTGTTGACAAGATTTATCTAACGCTTCTATCATTTATATAGAAGGTCTCCAAACCTCTTTCATAGAGACGGAAAAATACTTCATATTATTATTTCATAAATTCAATATGGCAGCTAGAGCAACAACCTTAGCACAAGGTTTTTCTCAGAAGTTGATGTTGGAAATGTACGACAAAGATCTCTCTGGACAAATCACTAATACTGATTATGAAGGTGAGATTAATGCCGTTGGATCAAAACTCAACATCTTGAACTTCGATCGTATAACTGAAAGAACTTATGCGAATACAGCGTTAAGTGCGGCAGATTCTTTAACAGAGAATAATGCCCAGTTAGTAATTGATCAGTATAAATCCTTTTACTGGAAGGAAAAAACTCTTGATAATTGGCTTTCCTACATCAAGAATCCTCATCCGACAATCGTGAGCCAAGTGGCTAACGAAAGAAACAAGAATAAAGATGAGTATTTGTTCGGTTTGTATGGAGATATAGGAGCAGGTCACAGAGTTGGTACTGATCATGCAGACGGAACAGTAGCTGTCGCCCTAACAACTGGGGTAGTTACAGGTTCAGGTACGAATTTTACAGTCAGTATGGAAGGCAAAGGATTTAAAGCCGATGGTCACACAACTTGGTATAGAGTTAAAACTTATACATCTCCAACTCAAATAACGATTGAAGATGATAAGGATGATGCTACATCAGCTTATACCGGTGCGGCTATTGCTGGATCGTCTACTTATACAATCGAGGCTAAAACAGCCGTAAGTATTACGACAGCCAATCTTCTGCAATATGTTGGTCAGATCAAAAAGAAATTAGATCTTGCAGAATTTAACGGTTATAACAGTGTTCCTGATACTGATAGATTTCTATTAGTTCCTCCTGAGTTTGAGTATAACTTAGTGAGGGCATCAGGGATAGCTCTACATGTTCCGGAAGTTTATTCGGAACTTGTTAAAAAGGGATTTATCACTGAACTATTAGGATTTAAGATATTCAAGACTAATAGATTGTCAGGTGATAATACGGATGGATACCACATCATCGCAGGACATCCAAATTGGATGACCTATGCTGAAAAGGTACTTGATGCAAGAATTGAAGAAGATCTCATTGGAGACTTCGGTTCAGCATACAAGGATTTGTTCGTCTATGGTGCGAAAGTAACTGATCCAAGACGACACTATGCCGCAGAATTATTTGCGACATTTGCCTAAGGAACTAGGATTAGAAGTTGGTAAGGGGGAAGCCTAAAAAACTTCCCCCAAGCCAAAACAAACTATGTCAACATTCGAACTTATAGGACAGCTTTCAAAAAGGGATCAGAAAAAGATTCTAAAAATACTTGCGATAAATAGTAGCAAAAGAACATCTGCCGAAGCGTCTTATCTTGCGGCAATTCTTCCTTATCAAAACAATGAAGTTATCAGATATGGAGAGAAAACAGATTTATCGGATGAAAGCGGTTTGATCTTAGAAGCGGAGGGAAATACCTTACCTACGGGATATGCCGGATTTAAGGTGGGTGCGTTCTTCCGAGACTTAGATAAAACCGGAAATAATTTATATCTTAATACCGGAACTATCACATCGGCCGTTTGGTCGCTTGTAGGATTCCAAGTACCATCAGCTTCTCCATCACTCAGTGCGTCACTTTCTCCTTCCCCATCGCCATCGCTTTCGCCTTCTCTATCGGCGTCCTTATCGTCAAGTCTTTCACCGTCAAAGTCAGCCTCGCTCTCTCCGAGCTTGTCATCAAGCTTATCGGCAAGTTTAAGTCCATCTCTGTCTGCCTCTCTATCACCGTCAGTCACAGAGAGCGCTTCTCCATCTTTGTCACCTAGCTTATCGCCATCAAGTACAGAAAGCGGTACTCCGTCAGCGAGTCCTTCACTTTCAGCCTCACTTAGCCCAAGTCTTAGTGAATCATTGTCACCGAGCTTGTCAGCGTCATTGTCTCCTTCTGTTACGGCCAGTGCTTCGCTTTCTCCTTCATTGTCAGAAAGTTTGTCTCCTTCATTGTCAGAAAGTTTGAGTCCATCTTTGTCACAATCACCATCATTGTCAGCAAGTTTATCACCGTCGCTCTCACCGTCTTTATCACCGTCGCTCTCACCGTCTTTATCACCAAGCCTTTCACCCTCAGTTACAGCCAGTGCCTCGCTTTCACCGAGTCTATCACCATCGTTAAGTCCGTCACTTTCAGCAAGTCTTTCTCCTTCTTTATCAGCAAGTCTTTCTCCTTCTTTATCGCAATCACCGAGTCTCTCGCCATCACTATCACCTTCTGTTACGGCCAGTGCTTCTCCAAGTTTATCGCCTTCGTTAAGTCCGTCATTAAGCACTTCTTTGTCATCAAGTTTAAGTGCCTCTCTTTCTCCAAGCCTCTCATCATCATTATCAGCTTCTCTATCAGCGAGTTTGTCAGAGAGTTTAAGTCCATCACTTTCTTCAAGCTTGTCACCAAGTTTGAGTCCGTCATTGTCAGCTTCTCTATCGCCATCAGCCAGTCAATCGCCATCACACAGTATCTCGCCTTCTCCGTCAGCGTCAGTTAGCCCGTCACTTAGCCCAAGTCTTAGTCCATCAACTTCAACCAGTTTGTCAAAGAGTTTATCACCTTCTTTAAGTTCAAGTTTAAGTCCATCATTATCGGAGAGTTTAAGTCCATCACCAAGTCCGTCACCTTCGTTAAGTCCGTCATTGTCACCAAGTGCTTCGCTCAGTCCGTCTACATCAGTTAGTACGTCAGAGTCTCCAAGTCCATCCTTTCCGTTCTAATTGACAAATAATTAAAATGTCTGTATATTATATGTATGCCAGTTATAAGCGTAATCATTCCTTCTCGCAATGAGCCTTATTTAGAAAAAACAATTCAAGATATTCTTAAAAAAGCCAAAGGGGAAATAGAAGTTATAGCGGTACTTGATGGGTATTGGGAAAAAGCGGAAAATATAGTTAACGATAAACGGGTTATCTATCTTCATTACTCAACCCCCAAAGGAATGAGAAATGGCATAAATAATGCAGTTGAGATAGCTAAGGGGGAATTTATCTTAAAGTGTGATGCTCACGTTATGTTTGCTCCCGGCTTTGATACGCAACTTGTTGCTGATCATCAGCCTTACTGGGTGGTTGTTCCCCGGCGTTTTGCCTTGGATCCTGTTAAGTGGGAAATTATACCTAATTCTAAATATCCGATTGATTATATGTATCTTGACTCTAACTTACATGGTGTTGAATGGCGGGAGAAGAATACTATTACTGATACTTTGCCTAAGATAGATGAGTTGATGAGTAGTCAGGGTTCTTGTTGGTTTATGACTAAAGCCTATTTTAAAATGCTTCGATTATTGGATGAGGAGAAGTACGGTATATTCTGGAATGAGTTTCAAGAGGTAGGACTTAAAACATGGACTTATCAGGGAAAAGTGATGGTTAATAAAAATACTTGGTATGCTCATTGGCATAAGACCGAGAGTAGAGGATATAATTTAGATAGATTAGATCACGACAAGGCTATCGTACAAGTTGAGAAGTGGAAAACTAACATGGCTTGGCTGGAACAACAGAGACACCCATTATCTTGGCTTATTAAGAGGTTCTGGCCTGTTCCTACATGGGATAAAAGTTATGCTGATAAAGAGGTAATAGATGATGAGGTTATGTTTTGGAGGAAATGGTTACTCGGTAGACGGGGGGAAAAACATGCTAAGTTAAGACCTTTAAATAAAGAGATAATAGAGATGATAGGGGATAAAAAAGAAGTGACAATTGCCGATATTGGTAGTGGGCCGGTATCAATGATAGGATATACCTGCGAGGGGGTTAAGGTCAATTATGTACCTTCAGACCTTTTG